GTCCTTCACGATGAACAGCTCAGGGCGCGTGCTCATAAGCTCCTCGGAGCTCACCGAGGGTCCCTCGACTTCGGAGCGCGTTGAATCGAACAGCCGTGCTGAATCGGGGAGCAGGTAGGGGAGGTTGAAGATGCGACTCTTGTGCCAACGCAGAGAGCGCGCGTGCTCCCCATATCTGGTCTCGGTGAGTTCGACGTGATAGACGTGGTGGAAATAGGCCTCAAGTTGTTCCCAGTTCTCGTCTATGAACCGGATGAGGCTTGCGATTCCCCCGCGTTCTCGAAGCCGTAGGCCTTGCCGAACCAGTTGGAGAAGTTCTCCATGTCCTTGACCGTGGGGTTGAGTGCGTCAAAGCGCTCCTCGTCGGAACCAAGTAGGGCGTAGATCCCGTTGATGGAGCGGCCTCGCTCGAACTCCCGTATGGAGCGCGCGGGCAAGTCGTCGCGCGAGGGGGGGAACTCGAAGCGCTCGCCCTTGAAGGTGTAGACGTGCTTCTCCTTCTTGACCTCTTTGAGAGCCGCCTTGGAAGCGGTCTGGCCGCTCACGTGAGCAACGGGACGGTGTCGTTGAGCACGGTCATGACGTTGGCGGAGCCAGTGTTCAGGGCCTTGAAGGTGACCGCGGCGTTTGCCGCCTCTGGCCGGTCAAGTTTCAGCTCGCCAGTTTCGGTGACAGAGACCTTGGGGAACAGCCAGCGCATCTTCTTGGTGGCCTCAATCGTCTCCACGACCATAGCCTGGTAGAAGGGCGCGGAACCCGAGTCGGGCACAAAGGTGGTCAGTGTCGTTCCGGTCCAAGTTCCGCCGCCGAACAACACCTTGAAAGAGAGCTGATTGAACTGTTTGATACCAGCCTGGATCGTGATGGTGCGACGTTCCGTTCGCTCCCCGATCGGATCGGGGGATTGCCACGCTGTTTCCTCGGTCGTGGTGATGTCTGCCGCGATGGTGACGCCGCCCGCGGCCATCCAGCCCAACCCTCCCGCAAGCCAAGTGGCGCTCAGCGCGGTTGTTACGTCAGCGGGCATAGCGGTGCCGACGTCAGCGAGGTAGACCTCACCGTCCCCGGCGTATAGAAGTTTGGTGGAATCCTTGGACATAGCCCAACTCCTTCACTAGAAGAACCCGCACAATGGCGGGCTCTTGAGCGGATAGATGCTGCGGTTGTTGTTACGGGTATTGCTGCGCTCTGAACATGATTCCGAAGATGTAACGGGGTTGCGACTTACCGGATGTCGGGTCTTTGATCGAGGTATCCGGCAGGAAGTTGAGCGGGATAGCGGGATCGGCCGCTCCGAAGTACACAGAGCCTTGAACTGGAGCCACGTACGGAAGCTCGATGAAAGCCTTGAAGGCCTTCTCGTAGACCCCATAAGCCGTCAGGTCGGTGGTCCCATAGCACTCGAACTGAATAATGGGGTGATCGACTCCCGTGTGCTCTGGTGTCCCTCCAACGCGCGTCAGCTTCAACGAGGGAAACGACGGCTTCGGCGGAAGCTCCGTGGCGATTCGAGTGCCGGTCACCGCGGTGAGAGCAGCATAGGCCTTGCCGTACGTAACCAGGGCGCTCTCGACGTCGGGAAGCGTCAGGGTCAGGGGCAAGAACTAGACTCCCGCCTTCTTTGCTTCCTTCTGGGTCGCCGGTTGCGCGACTCCGTCATGTACCAGCTGGGCTACGTCCTCCGCTGGAACTGACTTGGTATCACCCGGCTTGGCTCCGTACTTCTCAGAGTGGGCCGAGAATTCAACGTCCACCTTTGCCATGTTGCCTCCTTTCAGCGTTGCCTGAGTCCGTCCGTGCCTACAATCGTTTCTGCGCCCCTTCTAAGAGGCGAAAAGGCTGGGGTATCGCTCGAGCCGACCTCGATGACCGCCGCGTAATCGACGTCCGCCACGACCTTCCCATCCTCTATGTGGATTGAGTCCCGATAGGCACCCGTGTCCACCGGAGCTACTGAGCGCGCTGCTTCTGCGATCTCCTCTGCAACCTCGTCTTGAGCTCCCGAGTCCATGAACTCCTCTTGGAGTTTGCCGTCGATATTGAAGCTGGGGATGAATCGCATTAGGCAGACGCTCGCAGATGCGCGACCACATGGTGTGGGCCGCTGAGATCGTGCTCGGTGGCAGGGGGCCCTACCAGCTCGTAGGTAACCCCGTCTTGCGTCCACTGATCCTCTGAGTCCACCACTGCGTCAGGTGGAAGGAACAAACGCATGTTACTGATGACGGTCTGCTGTCCGACGCTGATCTCCTGAGAATCGGTTTGCTCGAGCCGGCATTGATAGACGGTTGAAGTCGGGGGTTGGACGCGCACCTTGTTGCCGCGCGAGTCCTCGGTGTAGGTGTAGTGCTTGAGCGTCCCTGTTTGTGACAGGAGACCGGACAGACTCATACCCTGGCCGCTTGGGCCGTACGGCGATGACGCCGCAGCGTCGACTTCTCGGTTTCGGTGAGCATGAGTCCCCTGCCATCAGCCGCGAAGGCCTCCGAGTACGTGCCAATCGACCGCTGTTGAAACGCCGAAGGATTCCTGAAGGACCGCGCCGCCATGTCGAGCACCACCGCTTTGACTTCGCCTGGTGGAGTGGCGTAGCCGTGGGTGTAGGTGACCTGCACCTCGACTCCATCACCACCCCAATGCGAGTAACCGACTGTGAACGTGGCCTCGCTGGTGGTGCTTCTGATCAGGGTGTCTTTGACCAGTATCCAGCCCTCGACCACGTCACCGTCGATCTGAACCTCGTCGACACTCACCACAGGGCCTCGCGGCAGTGGGAGCTCGGACTCGTAGCGACCTCGGATCGTGATCACGTCATCCGTGATCAACTCCAGGGATACCGCGGTGCAGTAGGCACTCACGACCGCCGACGCGTTGACGAGTAGCTGCTCGGCGGTCGCTGCATCCGCGGCCGACAACTCTCCCGGGGGATCGCCATCGGTAACCTGGATGTGCGTGGCGAAATCCTCCACCGTCGCGTACTGAGCCATCAGCCCTCCACGAGCGCGATGATGTCGTCACGGGCGTAGTCGTCGGCGACGTCGAATCCCTGGGACTCGGCGTAGGTGGCCCAGGCATCGCGCCCAGAGCCACGCCCTGTCTTCGGTGGTGCCTCGGTAGTCGGCTTCTCGCCAGACAGGATCGTGTACTCGCCTGCCTTGACCAGGGCGTCGAAAGTACGCTGGTCCATTGCCGCAGAGGGGACCTCGAGATTCACTTCGTTCCCGTTGGGTCCCCTGATCCTGTAGACGGCCATTACGAGATGATCACGTCCGCGGCCGCTAGTGCGGTGGGACGAACCACCTTGGCACCGTAGAGGTGCAGGCCCTTGAGGCCGTCGGCAAATCGCTTCTCGAGCCTGAACGCCTCGACCTTGGCGATCTGCTCCGCGTAGCTGAGTGCCATGGGGTGGCCGGCGATGACCTGCTTGCCCGCTCCTGCTCCCGGACCGTCCGGGGAGTTGTTGGACTTGTGCAGCGTGAATCCCGCGGCCTGGCCCACCACGCCGTTGGTGCGCGTTGCGGCACCCTGCGCGTCACCGGCTGCGATGAAGCGACTGTCCTTGAGCAGCAAGCCGTGGAACGCCGGCGTGATGACGGCCCAGCGTCCATCGGATGGGACGTTGTCCCCATCCAGGAGCACGGCCAGATCGACCAGCGCGTCATAGGCGTCGGCTGCAGATGCGAGGGAGGCTTCTGCAACCTGGTTGCCGGCGTCCACGCCCGCGCTCATCAGGCCTGCTAGGTACTGGTCGGCCACATTGCGGAGCCCGTAGGCAGCTTCGTCCGCGGCACCGTCGAGACCGTTGAGGCGACCCTGACGAGCCTCGATGTCGTCCACCTCGAAGGCGAAGTACTTCGACTGATCCACGACCAGCGTGCGGTCGGCGTCGTCGACGTCCTCGATGGTGATGTCGGTGTGCTTGGTGTAGGTGCCGATGGTCGGCTGCGTGATGGAGATGATGTGAACGGTGTCGCCGTACTGCGCGATATCGCCCTCATAGTCGCGGTTTACGACACCTGGAGCACCGTAGACCAGTGACTTCTTGAGCGAGACCAGGAGTTGGGCGGCCCAGATCTCGGGCACGAAATTCGTCAATGCCACGTTGTCCTCCTAAAAGGGACTAAGTGACCCCGAGAACTCTGTCGAAGCGACCTTCCTGCTTCGCCTTGACGATCTCCTCGGGGGACATCTTTTTGATGTCGTCTTGCGAGAGCTGCGCAGATCCGCTGCGCGCTCCCTGATCCGCCGACCCCGGCGACTGACCCTTGAGATAGGGGCGAGCCT